AGGCAATTGGAGCCCGTTCCTTGTAAACCATCTAGTGGTTTTTTGTTCGTTTATATAGAGTGGTGGATTGTTTTTATCTGCAAAATTATTATAAAACCATGTATTTGCACTAGCATTATCTTTAGGGTAAAAAGATTTTATTCTATTAATTGTAATATTATTTGCAACACTAGCTGATAATTCCAAAGCAACAATACTTTGCTTTTTGTTACTATCTGTAATTTCTGTCATAACCACAATCGAACCATTAACTGTTTTAGATGGGAAAATTGCAATCGGGTCTACCAATGCACTAGGTAATTGTTTCCACATTTTGTTAGTAACTGTCTTATGTTGATTGTTTTTGCCAGCACCTGTTTTCATATCAAAATATTTAGAAACATACATTTTGATTGGCAAATCCTTAACACCTACGAGTTGCAGTACAGCTGGAGTGTCCATAACTCTAATTAAATCAGATCTTTTATAAGATGAAATATTATCTATAATTCTACTCCACTTTTTCTTATCAATACTTAATTTAAGTCTTGCATCTTGATCTAATTGATTATACCCTTTTTGGTTTTCTAAAACTGCATTCATGTTGATACGCACGCTATCACGGAAATAATCCATAGCAGTATAACCACCACGGCCCATTTGTCGCATGTATTGTGCCATTACATCAGCATGTTGTGCCATGAGCAATGCATTGGCTTCTGCCGTATCACGTTGTTTACGATCAACAGTTGCATCGCTCATTATGGATTTTAAAGACTGATACACTTCATATCCGGATTTGGATAATTGCATACGTAAGGCGATATCATTATCTGCAAGTTCAAATAGCTTATCTCGCATAGATTCTAACGATTCAATCTGTTTAAGTGTATGCTCCATATCAGCATAATGGGCACCTGCTTGATTAAGTGATTCCGGATTATCCGCTAATGCACGTTGAGTTCGAGCAAGGCTAGATTGATATGCCATTCGTCTGCGCTCAGAATTAGAACGTGGTACTTTGCTATCACCTAACCATGTAGGATTTACCCCAGTAGTACGTGCCGTTTCTAAATCGGTATCCATAGCATCGAAATCACTTGTATATTGTTCCCGGTACTGTTCAGTAAGTTCCTTATACACATTATTAAACGTTTGTTTAATATGTGTTGGATCCGCAAGAACCACATCGAGCATTTCTTTATCTACATCAGATACTTCATCAAAGTAGCTACGAATAATATCATCCTTAACATGTTTTGCACGTTTTTCGGTATCATCCTTAACTATCTCTTTCATAGCATGCACTTCTTCTTTTGCACGTTCAAGTGTTTTCATGGATAATCCACCACGTGTAAAGTAAGAGGATTCTTCTAATGCCTTAACAGTTTCTTCAGATAAGCCACCACTTAATTGCGCATAAGACCCGATAGGAATTTCAATCGAAGCATCAGCCGTAATCGCCTTAGATACATCCTCTTGTGTTACCAATCCAGCATCTACCATATTACGAATAGCCACTTGACCTTCTTCGGTTTCAGCCATTTCATTGACATTAATATAAGCGGTAGATACGCCTATATTATCCCCCTGAGCTTGTACGATTTTTCCGTATAACTCAGGGTTTTCTTTTGCCAAATTATTAACTGCAGCATCGTTTTTAAGGTTCTGCATAATAACATGTCCATTACGATTTTGTTCTTCCATAACAGCCATGTGCTGTTCTTCTGGGGATAACTTTTGAAAATCCTTGAAGGCTTTCATGGTGCGTACACCGCTAATACCGCCACCAATCATACCAAACCCAACAACAGCCGGTAATGCTTGCCACATAGCTTCACCTGCGCCAACAAACATATCGCCTGCAGAATATGGACCCTCTTGATCATTCGATTTGCGCCATAAGTTATGTTGCAGCTTTTCGTTGACGTCTTGCAAGCCTTCCTCAAATAACTCTGGAGCGCCAGCTTTAATGGAGGTCTTAGCAACTTGTGCAGCAGTTACGCCAATACCTCGATTGAATGTCTCAGCAACATTGCTAGTTCCTCTTGAAACTGCACTTGCTAATGTAGACTTAGGAGCAATTCTAGACGCTGCTTTACCAATAGCACGAGTCGCCACAAATTCAATACTAGCATCAACTGCAGCGAATGACATGGCATATTCTTTTGCTTCTTCATTAGAATATACACGATTGCCTTTTGTATCCTTTTTATTGATTAATTCTAGGTACTTATTACCAAATGACATTTTGTACATCTCGTATGCCATATCAGCAGAACCTAACCATTTAGCGCCGGTCATTGCAGTAGGTATAGCAGCAGAGCCACCACTAACTACACCGCCACCAATACCGCCAATTATACCGCCTACAATAGCACCTGCACCGCCTTGCTTACCCATCATATAGATTTGACTAGCAGTTGAACCCAATACCTCTTGTAAAGGACTGCCACCATCTGGACGTCTATAATTTTGCAAGTTATTTTGTAATCGATTAACTTCAGCCGTTAATTCGCTAATCTTTTGTGGGTCAGATTCATAAGCTAAGGCGAAGCCAACATCGCCTAATTTCATTTGGTCATTCATTGCCCAAATGCTTTGTTGTAATGAATCAAATATACCTTTTGTATTCTTGATTGATTCGATATTGTTTAATGCTTGAATACCTTCAGCTTGCGAGCCATATTTAACTTTGTAGAGTTCTGGAAACTCATCATAAATATCTTGTAAAACTTGGCCACGTTCAGCACGTCTAGACAAATAATCAGCACGTTCAAAGGCTCTATCATCGCCAAACATGACTGTATCTGCACCAATATTTAACGTCTTGGCAATTCGTAAGGCTTCATTAGCACGTAATTGATCATTGTTATATAAGAATAATCGGTCTGTGTTACTAACGAAACTAGCAGGTAAAGCATTAGGCAATGATTGTCCTAATTGACCTATCGCTTGGAATGTATTTCCCTGTTGCCCAAATGGAGATACCGTTGTTGTACCATCATCATTGGTAACGCTTATAGGTGTATTGGCAATTGTAGATAATGCATCCGCTGTGCTTTTAGCAATATTTGCTACAGTATCTATTCCTGAACCGATAGCTTGCCCAACTGGTGTTAAACCACCTACTGGACTAGATTGTATGCCGGCATTAGCCGTAAAGGAACGTGGGCCTTGTCCGTATCCATGTATTAACGCTTGAAATTCCTCACGTTCTTTTTGATTAATATCAGCCATTTGTATATCTCCGTTGTAATGCATTATATTCTGATTCATAAATGTCTTGAGTGGAGCCATCACGATATGTTACTCGGATATAATGATTTCCTACAGGTTCAGCATGAACGATATCAATAGCTTGGTTACTTGCACCGCTTATTGTAGAGGAATAATCGTCTCCGTCACCAAAGAATGGTTTGCTTGTACTACGTAATGTACTTGTTGCGACTGCAGCATCGAAGATTTCATCTTTTTCCGCATCTGTAGGTGGTCTATGATGTTTAACCTTAAATTCCTCAATACGTCCAGCCATTTCTTGTTTAACACCATATTTAAAACTGCCTGCCAATGTTTTGTCTTCAGGCATAACTGTAGCAAGTTTATATTCATATGGAGTTAAGTCAATGTTGCTAGCTTTCTTATTGTTATCATCGATTTCAAGTAATGATGCATCAAGTTCATCATCCATGATTTTATTAGGCAATACACGTTCTGCATATGCTCGTGTTTGTTCGTAAGTGTGAGATTTAGCGTACTGCTTAATTCCCCATTTTTCTTGTGCCGTCATCTTCAAACTTTTTTCATAAATTCTATCTAGCTTCGGTCTTTCGCTAGCCATTTTACCGCTCCAATATTCTTGCTCTTCAGGAGTTGTGGCACCTGCCAATTGAACCTGTGCATATTGGAACGCACCGCTTACATCGCCATTGGCTATCTTTTGATTCAAGATTATTTGACTAGCTTGTAAGCGATCATTAATAGCAATCTTTCTAGTTTGTTCTTGCAACGTAAAATAATTTTTATATGCCGCCCTAGCTTCATCCTCAGCTTTCTTAATTTGGTCTTCTGAATATTTTGGACTGCCGCCGCTAGACATTGGGGCATTTCTCATTAAGCCCTTATAATGTTCTGCGCTTGCCGTATAATATCCACCAGCTTTTAATTTATCAGCATATTCATCTATAGATTGTGCATTGATAGCATTATTAGGAATGATATATCCTTTCATCCAATCATCAACAAACTCTTCATCAGAATTGTACATTTTATAATAATTTGTACCACCATCAGTCTGTTTGTTTTCTTCACCATTTGGTTCAACCTGTGTTAAACCTGCGTAATTGTGATTTTCTCTAGCAAGCCTGCTTAATTCACCGCCAACTGTACCTTCTGCATATAATTGTCGATATGCGATTTCAGTATTAATACCATATTTTTTATTAGCATAAACAGCCATATCCCATAACTGTTTGTTTTGACCAACTCCACCTTTAATGGCTTCTTCGTTTTCAGTTTCCATCTTGGCTCTAACATACATGGCAGCGCTGCTCATTCCTGAGTTTAAATCATGTCCATACATCTGATACAACTTAGCATGTGTATTATCATCATTAACTAGTTTATTAATGTTCATTTGACTGGACATTTTTTTATATGGCGTCAACACATCTTCACTAACAACACCACTTAATGAAGTCAATAAATTTTCAACTTTCGTTGAATCATTTTCTGCCACGGATCTATCAAGTAAATACTTTCCTGTTTGGTCTGTATTAGCACGGATTTTTTCATTAATCTGCTCATCATCTAGTCCCAATTCCTTGCCAGTAGACCGATACAAATCACCCATCAATGCAATTGTTTTCATTTGGTCAGCCATGTTGTCAGAACGGATAGCAGAATCACGAAGATTTGTAATTTGATTTTGCGTAGCTGTACTTAACGCCGTTTCATATTGACCTCTTGAATATTTGGATATGTTATTGTAATCAGTTGTCTTAGATGTTTCAACGGCTTTTATAAAGGCATTAATAGCATCATTCGTTCTGAATTTATATTTACCCATGATTTCACGTTGTATTTTATCTACACCAGCATTATAGTCAGGCAATATAGATTGAGCATTCATTCCTTTACGATTCATCAGCCCGTCTTTATCATCATTCAACAGTTGGTTAGTACTATTATTGAACTCATTAATAGCATTGGTTACATCGATGTAATCTTTTCGTTTGTCAATTTCCATCCATGTATTTGTTGCATCTTGTAAGGCTTTACTCATAGCATTTAAGCCACTTACATTACCACCATATGCCGTTTCATTACTAGAAGCCTGTGTGCTACCTTGAATTGTATTTAATTTTTGGGTTGGATCATAATTAACAAATTTCATATCCTACCTCATTTTATAATCACGCTTAACAGTTACGACTGGGCCTTTATCTGTATACCCTACAGGGTCACCACCATATGTAGTCGTCATCTTGCCACCTGCGTATTGTTGTTTAATACCATACATAGATGATGCGGCACCAAGAATGCTACCTACCATTGCCAAATTGCCTTGACGTCGTGCATTTTTAGCAGAAGCACGTGCGGCATTAGCCTCATTCTGATAGTTCATACCGTTCAAATATTCATTGTAAATAGCATTATTCTTATTTTGTTCCCAATTGTAGATGTCTTTGTTGTATTCATCATAACTAGATGCCATCAATTGTAATGGGGACCCTGCCATTTGCAATCCTCCTGCCCCTGCCTCGGCTGCATTTGTACCAGCTACAAGCTTCATGCGGTTATCCATCTTGTCCCGCTCTTGTAATTGTTGCATAGCAATTTGTTCTTGTTTGCGGTCAGATATTCGCTTATTAGCCTCAGCCGCTTGTGCTTGGGCGTTGTACATTGAAATTTGCGCTTTTGTTTGTTGATGTTGCGCAATCATCCCTATGCCGGTACTGACTGCGGTTAAGATTGCCGCTGCGGGTAAGCACATATGAAGTCCTCCTTCTTAAGAGTGAATAATTCTAAATCGCCAACTTTTACAGTTGGATGAATAACGGCCCCAATCGATTCGAGCCATCGCTTTGTTTTAATGTTAGTTGTGTGAACGTAATTAAATAGCCATTCCCTAGTCTTTAACCATTCAGCAATAACTTGATTGCTTAACTTGATAAAATGCATCTGCCATCGCATATCGTTTTCTAATACTTTATTACCTAGAAAATAAATCCCATACATTCCGTTAACTGGTTCTTTTGCAATCCCATATACGCAAATAGCCACATCGTCTTCTACAACGACATGGCTTTCATAATCAGATTTGCAAATCTCGGAACAGAAATCCTTAAAAGGGTATAAACGATTCACCTCTTGGACTTCTATGGCGTCTATTGCCCTTAGGTTAACCTCTAGGTCCTGAATTAATTTATCTCGCCGTGTAGGCTCAATTTCATCAATTTTATAGTCCCGGAACATCTCTTAGTCCTCCGCCAATTTCAACAATACGAGTTATCGATAATAAATTAAATGGAAACGGATCACTATGCTTAATACATATCGATGTATCGGTTGAATAATTTATTCCCATTTTAGGTAGGATTACAGGCTTATCACCTGTAAACAATTCATTTGGTGGTAATGTAATATCATCCATTCTGTCAAATGTACGGCCAACTTTGCCGCCAAACGATTTATACATGCGAAGCACTACTCTTGATACTGTAGCAACTCGGCCTTGTAAAGTACCATCGTTTATTTGTTGTTCTACGCTAGGTATTTTAATTTTAGTAGTGTAAGGCAAACCAACAGTAATTACATTTGCTTTGCCATCCAATTTAATAACACCAGTTGGTGGTACTACCCTAGATGGCATCTGTTGTCCATCAATTACTATGTCTACCATTTGCCCTACTAAATGAGGTGCGTTGATGTAATCAGTCTTAATTGAATTAGCGACTTTAACATAGCAATCTAAGAACACATCGGAGTTATCTTCTGTATACAACGGAATACTACGTTCAATGCATTTCACACTCTTATTATTAATCACACGATCCACAACAAAATAGATTGTGTCTTGCTCACCCTCTGCTACACTTTCTACATATCGATATTTACCATTCGTTACAAAGTGCGACCATCCATACACTTTTTGCTCTGGGATATAAGTTAAACAGTTGAGTTGCCCATCATCTCGAACGTAATAAATAATACTGTCAGGGTCTTGTGCATAAGCACTTGTTACTGTCAGATGACCTTTAACCAATGTTTTAACAAACAATGTAAGGTCTTGCCCTGTGTAGTTATCGCTCTCATAAGAGTAACCCATATCACGAACAGTACCGCCACGCTCTTGAACAAACACGCACCGATTACCTATGAATTGAGGTTCACACGATAAGGCCCCTCGTTGGGTTTGTGTTTTTAAATTGCAGTTGGTAGGCGTAATGGTTTTATCACCTCTTACAATCCACTCATTACCGCTTGTAAGAATGATTAGATCGTTAGCTGGTACGAGATGACGAATCTCACACATCTTGCGATTAATAACCGGCAAGGTGATTGCACTATCATCTGTGATAGTGCCTTCCACCTTTTCGACACCAAAATTTGGATAATCACCAGTACGGCTAAACCATATGAAGTTAGGCTTGCTATCAGTAGCAGCAACTACAAATCGGTCTTGATAGAATGTACAAAGTTTAGGATAACCTCTGCCTCTATTCCAACTGCCTAATTTCCATTGGTAGCTAGGCTCACCCTCTTTAATACCATTCAGAACATTAACCTTTGCATTCTTAGCATCAGTTACGCTTTTAATCTCAACGATACCATATTGAGTGAACGGCATAATAGATAAGTCGCAATTCACAGAACCACTCTTAATATCCGATACATATTTAAGCCTTGCTCCAGCCTCTATCTTTCCTGTATCAGTAACATTGTAGTCATTCTTAGATGTATACGTTCTGTAATCTTTCCAAGTCTGACCGTCATTGTTAGAAATCTGTAACTTGACTGTACCCTCCCATGTGCCGTGCGTTGTGAATTTCCATGATAACTCGGTATCAGTACTAAATGCTCCAACATTGTAATTGATGTTGTTGTAGGTTTTTTCGATAGTCTGTGCTTGCATATAGCGTTTTACTTTTTTCTCTACCACTTCGCCAGCTGACTTAGTATGTACCGCCTCAACGTAATATGCAATCTGAATAACACTACCTACCATATCTTGTGTGAAGAGGTCTTTTGTGGATGTGATCGTATCGCCATTAACTGTCAATGTATGCCCATTGTCCGTGTTGATTTCATCATAAGGTTGTTCAGTTAGCTTATATGTACTCATTCTCCAGTCAGTATCACTATATCGTGATAGCGTTTGAATAGGGTACTTGCCACTACAGATAAACATAACATCACCAGATTGGTTACAATTTAAATCAAACAATATATCGCTAGTGAAAGGAGTCGTAACTTCAATACCGGTATAAATTCCGTAATTCCATACACGAATATATTTGTCACCAAATTCGAGCATGAAAGAATTATTGGTGTTTGTCGTAAATTCAAATAATCGTGTTGGCTTATCACTATATTTAACTTGCCCCACGTATTGGCTGCCTTGACGCTTAGCAACGGCCCCATACGGTCGAATAACCACATTTTCTGCTTCCAATAAAGCACTTTTGTATTGCTCCAAATCAAATCGACTCGATACATCCGGCGACACCTCGCCAGTTGTAAATGCTAATTGCGATATATAAAGAGGATTACTCATTACCAATCCCTCGCTTTCACATAGCTAGATATATATACTGTATCTTGTTTACGCTCTTTTGCGTTCATCCCTTTAGCCTCTTGAACTGCCGCTTGATACAATTTGTAAGCTTGGTCAAACAATCCTCTATCCCCAGTGAGCGGCATAGCTAATGCACTAGCCAATTTGCATTGCAACATATACAAGGATATCGAATCCCAAACGTCTAAATCTGTCACGTCATATATATAATCAATGAATGCTAGTGGCATATCGCTCACTATGCATTTTTTGTTGTTTCCAATATTAAATATGTTGTATTCCGGTTGCGATTCCGCATGAAAGCGATCGCCTTGTGGAATAACCCCTAATATCCGAATACATTGTTCTGGATACGCATATACATAATTCCACCCATTAATTTTATGAGCAGACAAAACTAATCTTTCATTTTTGCGAGCAAAATTCCATTCAAATTGTCGCAATACCAACTGTCTAGTTGAGTCATATTGCATACGGCATTGGCGACCTTGCTCAGTTTCTTCTTCAAGTGAATAAAGCAATCCTGCGTTAATTAATGCAAGTGCTTGATTACAAATATCAGTAGGTGTCATATTTCCCCCTATATGGTAATAGAGGGATGCATAAGCACCCCTCATATTGTCACTTATTCTTCCGTAGTATCGGTTTTCTTTTTGTTTGTTTTCTTAGGCTTTTCGTTGCCAGTATTTTCATCTGGTGGATTTTCATTGCCTGTATTGTCACCTTCAGTATTTTCATCTGGTGGATTTTTGTCACCCTGTTCTGTTTCAGGAGGCTGAGTTTCAGTAGACGGTTCTTTGTCTTTAGCCTTAGATTTTGGGTTAAAGATTTTTGCTACTTCATCTTCGTTACCAGAGAAAAGCTGTTTGAAATAATCAGGCTCAAATTCTTTAATTTCTTCTTCAGAGAAATTAATAGTTTCACCTTCTTGAATTAATCCACGATTACCATGGTACATCGTTACGTTAGCTGTAAAAATCATAGTCTCACCTCTTATTTCAAATTCACACCATCTGTTAAGAATGATGTAATCGTAGCGGCAGTCATATTATTCGCATTGATGCGAATAAACTTTTTAGCACCTGCAGGAAGTCGACCTTTGTATTCTGTGCCAGCTTTAGAGTTCTGTGGCAATGTAATTCCGGTTAGCAATACAGCATCAGCCATATTTTCTTTGTCAGAAGTGTAAACATTAAATAAAGGTGTACCTGTAACATCTTTATCTAAACGAATATACAACCATAAGGCAACGGCAGCATCGCCACCGTTACCGTTCATCACCACGTCAGAATTTGTATTTGCAGTGATTTCTTTTTTCCAGAAAAATGTATTTTGAGTATCAATAATCATTGAATTATGTTCCTTTCTTTACGCAATAACACGAGATTCAGTGCTTAACAATGCATCAATTTTACGAACTGGTACACCGTTTGCACGAGTAACAAGTTTACCCATTTCCATATCTTCAGTGATAGTGGAACCATGTTTTGTGTTCTTTTGCAAACGTAAGAATGTACGCAATGTACGGTTCATATACCAAACTGGACGAACACCACCAAGATTAGGGATACGTTCTTCCGCTTCAATCATTAAGTTGATAAGATCTGCACCGGCTTTAGCATCATTTGTCAATTTCGTAACGTCGATGTTAGCAATACGAACGACATTTCTCCAGTCCCGTACAGTTAAACCAACATCATGTTTAAAGTGTGTACGATATGCCTCGAACATGGATCCATCTTCTTTAGTAACAGTAACAACACCTTTATCTTCTTGGTGCAAGCCTGCTGCAGAACCTTCAGGATAAATGCCATGAACGGACAAAGGACCCCAACCAACAAGCCAAATAGATGCCAAGTTACCTGTGCCACCTGCATCAAGAATGTTTTCTGCACTTGCTGCCTTCTTAATATCAAGAGTATTGAAGCGAGGAGCCAAGCCAATGAATTTTTCTGGCGTATTTTCATCGCCATAGAAGATTGTACGACATAATTCCTGCCCCATGGATTCAACGAATGCTTTATCTTCAGTTGCACGGAAGGATGCTTTATCTTTGGATTTATCAACAAGCGCTTTATCAGTTTGCGAATATGCTTCAAGCATACCGCAATTGTCGGTAATTTGACGTGTGGAGGATTTAGACGCTTGAACACCGCCATATAATTTACGCCATGTAACATCTGGCAAACCAGTACGTACAGTCGTTACAAAGCTAGACCCTTGGTTACATTCGACCATCGTCATATCTTGAATGATTTCAGTGGATTGGTCTAATTGCTCAATAATTTGAGCGACATTACCATTAGGATCCATTCGTTTTTGCAAATCTAAAAGTGTTAAATTTTGAGTTCCAATTGTAGCCATTAATTATTTACCTCATTTCTTAATACATAGATGGATACATTTTTCGTTTTGCTGCTTCTTCATCAGAATTTTGACCGGTTCCAGCTTGTCTTGTACCTTTACCCGGGTCTTCCTGAACCATTTCACCAACGGCCGCAAATACCTTAATCATGTTGATATTGTTGTCAATGTGACTATCAACAAGTAATTGACGTAATTCCGGTACCGCTTTAGTTAGTGCTTCGATACCTTTGCCTGCAAGCGCTACAGTTTCATCGAATTTACCGCCTAATTCCTTTTTGGCGTGTTCATAATCCGCTTGTTGTTTTTCAATGATCGCTTGCTCTTGCTGCTCTTGATAAGCAGTCAAGATATTTTGTGCATACTGACTGCCAAATTTAGCTAATTCAACAGCCTGTTCCTGTGTTGCACCAACTTGGTTAAGTAACTTACTAAAGTTTGCAGATACAGTTTCAT